GTCTTGTTCTTTGAGTCGTACATTCTTATCTGAGAAAGGATCAGCAGTTTCTTGTGCTGCTTGTACCTTTGACTCAATTGCCGTTACTTTCTTTGGTGCTACAAATTCATCAACGTCTAAATCGTATGATGGTTTTACATTAGTTGCAGGTAAAGGCTGGTTAGGGTTGTATGCTGTGCTTACAGGTTCAATAGGCGAACTAGCCACCCTGACTTGTGTAGTTTGTCTACCCCTTGAATCTGTGCCAGAAGTCTTGCTGACTTGTTGGCCAGCTTTGTTTTTGTTGAGCTTGATTGTATCAACAACGAAGCCGTCATCTCTTACTGTTTTTTTTCTAACCATAATTATTTGTTATCTTATTACTGCTACATTGATTGCTGTCACTTGAGCCGAAGCCGTACCTCCATTATCCGTAAGTCCGAATCCATACTTTAATTCGTCCCCACCACTTGTTCCTACTGGAAGAGTAGTTGAGATTGTTGCTTCTAAAGTTCCATTTACATAGAATCTTGCCTCAGAGGCTTTGTCGTATTCAATTCTATAAGTGTTGTAATCTGCCAAGGTAACACCTGTTATAGATGTATCAGTGCCAGTTACTCCGTCAGATGTATGAGCAAATAAAGCTCCTGCTGCTGTGATACCAAAAGTAACACATTGCTCTGTCGCATCATCGTAATCAACTAGCGAACTAACATTAGCAACTAGACCAGCCGCGAAGCCGTTAGCTCCGAAGGCTACGTCGTTACCTATATTAGCACTCCATTCTGCAATAACTTTCGTATATGTAGCACTACCAAATCGTAAAGGGTCACTATTAAATGTAGTTCCTTGCCCGAAGATAGAATCATCTGTGATCCATGCTCCGTTCGTTGTTGTCTCTAAGTACGCCCATCTGTGTTTATAATCTGAACTACCACCTGCTCCCGAAGCTGTCCACATACCGCTCGCTACATCAAACCAATTTATTTGATAGTTTTCTATTCCTGCTTGAGCCGAACTACCTACTCCAAGAAATACAGGAGTCGCAGCACCTATACCAGCTGGCTGGCTGCTATCGTACTGAACTAAGTCGCCGTCCGCTCCTGCCGCTACTAGAACTGGTGTATCTGCTGCACTTGCTGCTAAGATTTCTCCTTTAGTTGTGTAACCTCCTGTTGGAATCACTTCTTGTAGTAAATCGGTGTCAACATTTCCGTTAGCGTTTAATAGAGGAACTTTCCCAACGTCTGCACTCGGGTTTATTACCGCTGCTGTTGCTGTACCTCTTCCTGTCTCTGAATCCATGTAAACCGTACCAACACCTGAAATATCTGTTCCGACCGTTCCTGTCGATGTTGTAAGGACTGAGATTGCCGAACTAGATGTCGTATCAGCACTTGTTATAATGAAATGATCCGTAGACCATACAACCGTCTCTGTAGAACTAGTCACAACTCTTAAAGCTGCTTGGATTGTACTAGCTACTGCGTCCATGTCTACTACTGGGAGTGTGAAGTCTATTCCGTCTACGTTAATAGCCGCTCCATCTACTGTTACTCCGAATGAACCGTCTGAAACTGAATCCCATATAGCGATATTAGTTTCTGCTGCGTTTCCACCAGTCATAAATCCTGGAGTATAGGTATCGTGAGTCGTTACTCCTTCTCTTTGTGAAGCTGCCACAATTTCTAATTGCTCATTAGCTCCTGTATTTAATTTGTTAATCGTTACGTTCGTTCCTGCTACTATCTTGTCTTCTCCGTAGCCTGGAGTTGTGTCTGCTGCTGATACTTTGAACAATACACTTGCAACCGTATCATCAATAGCTACCCATATAGCACCATCGTTTGAGAATTGAACCTTTCCACTAGTTACGAACCATCTCAATACACCCAATCTTACACCTGCTGTTGTTGTTCGGTAAAAAGTCATAGTTTCAGCTCCACCCTCTGTACCTACTACAAAGTCAGCACCTCCAGTAGCTATCAACCCTTGAACCGTGTTGATTAGGATTTGTTGCTCAACTGGTGAAAGTACTCTGATTACATTAGATCCAAATGGAACGTCTACATCATAAGTTAAATTTGCTGTGTTTAGGTCTGTTCCTGATCTGCCTTGCAAGATAACTCCTGTAGCGCTTAATCCGTCAGCCTCTACACTCCCAACTGGGATTGTGAAGTTGGATGTATCACCAGACAAAGGGTCAACCAATCCAACCGAAAATCCACCGTTTACTATAACTCCATCCTCATCAAGAGGTGGTGCGCTCCAAAACAGGCTCGTGTCTCCTGCAGTGTAACCCACTGTAAGAGTCACTGGTGCCGTAGATGGTCTGCTCCATTCAAAGTATTTGAAATTCTCTAGCTTTGTATTGTCTGCCATTGTTTATGATTAAATTTTAGCCATTGTTCTCACACGTATTTTAGCTTTTGTTCTAAAGTGCGGTTGAAAGAAGTTAATAGTATGAGGTACTAAATCGTTGCTTGTTATAGATATTATAACACGTTCTAGGTTTCTTATCAGGGGTTTACATCCGTTTAAACAGTTTCTTGATCCTGTTAATGCGTAACCTCCTCCCCATGCTGCAGAACCTACCGCTGCTGATCCATGTTCCGAAGCTGTCGTTACTGCGTTGTTAGATGTCCATGTATAAGCTGCTCTGTTTGCGTTGTATGCTCCAGTTTTATCGTATGTTTGGAATGTGACTTGCAAGTTAGAAGCAGACCACATCTGGCAATTACCATAGAACTCATGTAAATCAGTCCTAGCCGTCAGAGGAATCTTGATCTCTTGTCTAAATGCTGTACTTATTCTAGCTCCGTCATCATCGTAACCTGTGAATAACTGGTATAGTTTACCGTTAACGTCTGATCCTCCGTAATAAACGCCTCCAACAGTATCGAATCTTGATATGTTCCATCCTATGATCTCTGTGAATGCTTGATTGTCCAGGTTGTAAGCTATAACTAGATTGTTAGAAGCTGAACCTCTTGCACATGTTATGAACAATGTGTCTGATAAAGCGTCATATACCATGCTTGAGTCTGTGAAATCTATATTTTCAAAGTATTCCACACCTAATATCTGTGAATGCTTCGTTTCTTGGTCTGAGAAAGGCACGTTAGGCTGGCCAACACTAATTAAAGCGAATAAACCCCCTTCGTTTACGTAGAACAAGCCTTTGATTGTACTCAAAGCTGCTCGACTACCTCCCATATCTACTCTGTCCATAAAGACATTATCTACCTTAACCAACGTTCCACCGCTATCTATCGTTGATTGAGAGTAAGCAGTTTTACCATTTTCATAGAAAATAATAATAAACTCTCCCAATGAAGTCACTGTTTGCACGTTCCCTTTATTGTTGTTGTACACAAATCCACCGTCAGTAGCATCTGTACCACTTCCCCAAGTTTGGAAAGGTGGGCTAGTTCCATCGTCTACATCTGAGTATTGTACAGTTGCTCCAGTCCAGATATACATCCTAGTATCAATAATAGTCATACCTTCAATGTCTGTATTCGGTACTGTTGTCGCATTAGCTGTGAAAGTAGCATAATCAATCCTAAACGTAGCGTCTAAAGTACTCGTAATGAAGAAATTGTCCCCGTAAGGCTCACCATAGTATTCTGTTCCTACTGAGAAGTTTGTTTTAATATTAGTGATAACTTTCGTAGCAATATCGTATCTCGCTACCGTTGTTCCATAGGCTATAATCACTTGATCTTTCCATACCCTAACAACTCTCAAGCTTGTTCCACCCGTTTCAGCTAAACTCTTTTCCCCTTTTCTCTTAACCAAAGAACCATCAGCGTCTATAAAGTAGTTCTGAATTAAGATCGCTCTATCCTTGTCTGAGAAGGGCGGGAATATCTCTTGATCCATACCTTTTCTTGCCATAGTAGACATAGAACTTTGCACTGATCCGTATTTTGCCTCTAAAGGTCTAAACATTAGTAAGCTGAGTTAAAAAATGGAATTGATTTAGCTCGTGGTGCTCTTGATATAAACTGTTGCATTGCTGACCATGTATTGGCGAATCTAAATCCGCTGATACTTTCCATACCTGGATCTTCATCCCATTGTGAATACAAAATAGCTAGGTCATCCCTTAATGCTTCTTCGTAAAGGTCGGGTATGATTTGAACGCCTGTTTCTGTACCATCTAAAGTGAAGTATTGAGTTTCTAACGTTAGAGTTGTTGGCTTAGGCAAATACCTTAGAATGTACGTCTGAGGGTTCGCTACTCCTGTGAAAACTACATTGCCTCTGTCTAAGTAGTAACCTGTTCTTCTTGATCCATAAGTCGAGGGGCTTAATCTTTGCCCTGTTACCTCGTTGTCATTTCCTACTAAAAAGAACCCTAAATCTAAGCCTCTCATAGTGATAAAATCCGCTGGAAGCGTTTGTGCTCCACTTGTAATGTTTGTGTATGTTTGTGACGTAACAAATCTGCCTAAATCAATTCCTAAAAGGTTGTTATAGATCTGTCTGTTTGCGAAGTTACACCATTCTATGAATGTACCTGGCACGTCATCGATGTCTGATATGTCGTGTTTCAGCCGTTGTAGCGACGTCTTAGCATCGCTTAATTGAATACTCATACCGTTATGTTAACTTGTATATATTATACCTGAATCCTGCGTCTTAGGCTACCCTTCGTGAATCTTTGACTGGTTTATACGATCTCTTTGCTTTCTTTCTTACTATCACCTTCTTTTTAGGCTTCTTTCTTACTATGACTTTTTTCTTAGGCATTTAATTATTGGTTTAATTTTATATATTGTTCTTCGGGGATCATCTCTATGTTACGTAGAGATTCGACTATTGTTTCCGTTCCGTTCTGGATATTCTCTATCCCAGTTGCAATTACTAGGAATAATAAGATTATGATTAGTGAAGCTATGTATAAAAAGAAAACGTGAACGTATTTCATATGATTAGATTATGTCGATTTTTTTAATAACTCTATCCAGTGTCTCCTTGATATGTTCGATGTTAGTTTGCATCTTATCTAAGGTGTTTAATTGGTTGTTCATTGCGTCTAACTGCGTTTGGATTGCGTCCATACGCTTAGTATGTTCATCATGTAGAGCCTCTCCATAGGTTATTCTACTATCAAGACGTGAATACCCCATCCCAACTCCCATCGCCGTAGCAAGTACTCCTGCTGCTGCAACTATTAGTCCCCACCAGTTGTTGATTGTGTCGAAATCCATATTTATATTATTGGTTATTTTTAGGTGTATATGCTTCAAGCCAGTCATCGCCAGGAAAGTCTTTAGCATCCTTAATTCCTGCTTTCACTAGGATAGTCTTCTCTTCATCTGTTGTGGCTGTAACTGATTGCTTCTTAGCTTCGACAAGCAGAGTCGTATTGAGGTCTTCCAAGGCTGCTATCTTTGCTTTATATTTAGCTATAAGCATACTATTTCGTTCGAGAGTTTCCCCTGCGCTGTAAACATCGCCTATGTCTTGTACTTCTACTATCTTGCCGTCTATTGTTTTGATGCCCATATTATTTTGTTAAATTATTCATGTGGATTTATTTCTTCTAGGGTCTGCACGCAAATATATTCAGAGTCCATTATAAATGTTTCGCCAAGTACTGTTAGCTCTTCTCCTTCTTCTAAAACTGTATCTCCTGCTACTGCCCTCGCTGCGTTTATACCAGTCACTCCTGTAGACGAGCTAGTCCACACGTTAGCATCGCCTGGATCTGTAGGTTTTTGCGTGGCCACTCCGCCGTTTATACTTGTTCCTGGATAAGACATAAAATTATATTATTGACCAAATTTTAGTAGTATTGTCACCAATGATTGTGACAGATTGACCATTTGAGTTCATGACAAAGCTAGTGGCTCCGTCTATGGTATCTCCTGCCACCGCATTTGGGATTAGAGTAATGTTGTTAGTTGCTGCATTTTGCCCCCTATCTTTAATGACAAAAATCGTGTCTGTACTATCTCCGTCTAATAAAGGCAAGTTGATTGTAGCTATAGATGTGGTCGTTCTATCCACCATTAGTGCGGTGTGACTAGCCGAGTCTAGGTTGGTTGTCTCGTCGTTTATAACCTGTATAGTCCACTTGATAACACTACCTTCTAGTACGTTTGTACCTACAATATCATTATCCTCCATTAAAACATCCCCACCAACCATCGTAATGTCACCTGTCATTGTGCCTCCTGCCAAAGGAAGGTAAGTTGTTGCTACTGTTGCTAAGTCAGCTCCTACTTCTTGCAAGGCTGCCTCTACGTTTGCCCCTGTATAGTAACCGCCTATATCTTCAATACTAGAAGCTTCCGCCGCTATCAGGGTTAGTGTTGGTGTTGTTGTTGGATAACTTGTTACTTTACTTAGTACTTCAGTTCCTGAGTTACCAGATAAAAGCCATGTCCTAGCACTTGGTAAATCCCACGTAACCGAACCTGCTGATCGTAAGGCTAATCCTGTGAAGTTCTTCTGACTACTAGATGATCCGTACTCTTCAATAGTTTGATTGTTAATTTGTGAGTTGTTTCGAATAGACGAGATATACCTAACCTCTAAAGTCCCTGAATCAGGGAAGGTTGCACGGGTTAATGATATAATCGTGTTTCTACCTTTGAAAGTATCGGTGGCCATTGTGTACCTACTAAATGAACACGTAGCAAAAGATGTAGTAGGATCTGTCCCACCGTTGGTGCCATCCGCTATTGTGATACCTCCGTTATGAGTCATGCCACTCATCGCAAGTTGAAGGATATTTACTGCTGATCCTCCTGATTTGAGTTCAACGAGTATGTCGCCATTTATTCTACCGCCAAAATCAGAATATCTACCACCGATAGAATAAGTCGGGAATGAAGACGAGCCGAACCTTTCAGCGTTATCAATCTCAATATTTATATCACCTGTTAAGGTTGAGCCCCCCATCTCTACGTCAATTCGCCGACAAGGGAATGTAGGATCTTCTGTGTAAGTTGCGGAATCTACAATCACAATCAATAAGTCCTTTTCGAATTCTGCTGAGGTAGTAGCTACCCCGAAAGCGTCTAAGGCTAACTGCCATGTTGCAAAAGGTTTATTTGGGCTACCGTCACGAGTTCCAGAAACTGTAGCCGAACTCGCTACATATTTTATATCATCGTAGGTTACACCCGCATCACGACTGCCGCCTTTTGGGATTATTCTACCTGTAGCTGGATTTACTTCTATTTTTACCATTAAGCCGAGGTTATAGAGCTGATTTCATTGTCGCTGTTATATGCCAAAGTCAAGGTTGCTACCGTAGTTCCACCTGCTCCGCCTGAATTATAGGTTAGAGTTTCAACTTCTCCCTCACCATTACCTGCTGCGACGTAAGTCAGGGCTACATAGTCCCATTCTGATTGTATAGGGCTGGCAATTGCTTCTAGTAAGTCTTCTATTACTATACTGTTCGAGCCACCAGCCCTTTGCATTTGGTTCATAAAGTGTTTTTTAGACCAGTTATTACCAATTGTGCAGCTTCTAATTTTTCAATCATGCTGTCTTTGTTTGCTGTTGCTTGTACTAGATCAGCCTCCGACTGAACTTTCGCCTCTCTTAGCTTAGAAACTTGACTATTCAGAGTCTCTAATTCGCCTTGAGAAGCTTTTAGTGCAATGGACACTACATCTAGGTCAGCTTTCGCTTTCTTAGCCGCCTTAAGGTTATGCTTAGTCTCTCCTTGAACGTCTTCGAGTTGGATTGTCTTTGCTAGTGTGTCAGCTTCTAAAGCTTCAAAGTCACTAACTAATCTTTTCTTTTCACGTTCTTGGGTTACTAAATCTTTCTTAAGGGTCGTGAGATAATTAAGTAATTCTAACCGCTCACCATCTAAGGCTGAAACCCTAATCTGAGCTCGTATCAGCTCGTCCTTTTGGGCTTTTGGCAAGTCTACTTTTTTTGATCCTTGTGTGTTCATATTGTGTGATTAAGCTTTTTCTATCCATTCAGTAATCATACATCTAGGCGTTGTTCCTGCTACAGAAATCAATCCTGTAGGTATAACACCAGCGTTAAATGTAAGAGCACCACCCGTTCCGTCGTCCGCTCCTGTACCGCCTGCTAATACGTAATTAAATACTGTAACAGAGGCTGTTCCACCGAAACGCACAAACAAAGGGTCCGTGTCTAGGTTTTGGATAGTCAAACCACAACGGTTATTGTTCGCTGCTAGTGCTGTACCAGCGGATGTAACGATCACTGGAACACTTGTTGTCTGCGATCCTGATATTACGTGTTGTAATGACATGTTTTTGAATTAAAGATTTGCCCTGATTAAAGCTCAGGGCTAGAAGCTTACTGAGATACGAATCCCCATACTGAGAATACAATCTTACCAGCGGTTACATCTTCACCTCCTCCGACTGTGATACCAACCGTTCGTGCGGCTGTAGTCTTAATAGCGGCGATAGTAGCAGTGCCAGGCGTTAGCTTGACTCCAGCATCAAATGGGTTAGTGCCATCACTGATAGCTTTAGCCGTAACGATTTCGCCGTCTGTTGGAACTGTTAGCGAGATTGTCGCTGCATCGCTTGCTGATGTGCAGGTAGTAATTACATCGTATAGTACGCATGTAGCTACAAAGTTGTCTGGTAGTGTTACAGAATCAGCTAGTACTATTGCACCTTCAGTGCCTCCGTCTACTGCGAAATCGTAAACTACTAGATGTTTAACCTGGATAAAGTCACCCGCAACCCCTGCCGAGCTAACGACCTTAGCTGCAGTGATTGAGTCGTCAGGCTGAAGAGTAGCTCCTGTCTTGCTAATTACCTCTGTTCCGTCTCCTAGGAAAACACCGCTTCCTTCTGCACCACTAATTACGATCTTCTCGGCTAGTAATGGATTTTTATTTGGCATTGTTTTTAAATTAAAGAAATAAAGGGGAGACCGAAGCCTCCCCAACCGTGTTATGCGTTAGCTGTGATTGCTACAAGTCTGTTCTTGTCTCTTTCAAATGTTTTTACACCGTATAATTGGTGTGCAGCATAGTTTATAACGATTCCAGCTGTATCTGAAGCTGGTGCGTTAAATAACTGTGGTGACATTTGCATTCCACAACATACAGCTCCAACTTTACCTAGTAATAGGCTAGTAGTTTCTGTACCGAATTCGTTACCTCCAGCTGTGAAGGTTTGTGTAGCGTCAATCTTGTTATTAGCAGAGATTGTTGCAACATTAGCAGCAAAGGCTGTGATAGCGAAACTTTCGTTTGCTAGTAATGCTCTATCATCAGCTGATACGTCAATGTAAGTAGAAGCACCTGGTGTACCTGTACCGTTGATTGCTAACACAATGTTTGCTTGAGTTGCAGCAGCAGAAGCCCCAATTGAGATTTCTCCAGCAGCAGTAGCTGTTCCGTTAGTAACAAATGTCCACACTACACCCGCTAGAGTCATAGTATTTGTATTAGTTATATTCACAGGAGCTGAAAGCGTTACAGAGTTTGGCAAGTTATTAGAAACGTAAGTCATCATTCCATTGAATGAACCTGCGAATCCATTTCTGAAGATTGAGTCTGAAACGTTGAATCCGTTAGCAAGACCTGACTGTTCGATTAGAGCAGCTCTTTCAGGATCTACTACTAGGAACTCTTTACCAGCTCCAGCGTTTTGTCTTCTTAGAACAGCTCTACTGTCTGAAACTACATTGAAGATTGTTCCAGATGTAAGTGTTCCACCAGCAACAGTTCCAAGAGCGTTTGCCACACCGTCAGATAATACTGCTTGATCTACACCGTTGTTTAATTGGTATACTGATTGTTCAGCATATTGTGCTTCAAAGTCTGAAGCAGATTGTCTTAGCTGAGCTACGTCAACTGAGAAAGGTACTACTTCTCTTTGATCCACTACTAGTGAATCTTGTGTAGATACGTTGCTTGGGAATGTAATTGTTCCTCCTGCTGCGTAAGCTTCACGTTGAAGATCAGATAAGTAAGGGAAATTAATTTGGTCTCCGTCTACTAGTTCTGATTGAAATCTGTTATAAGCGATGCTTATAGCTACAAGTCCTTTGTTTCGGAAAGCTTGTGCGTATCTCCTGTATTTTTCTGGAATTAGTGGTCCAGCTGTTGAAAATGACATGTTGTAAAAGGGTTAAATTTTTATATTTTAACCCCTATAACGGTTTAGCGTCCAAATGGTTTATTCTTATTCGCTGCGTCTATTAAGGCATCATCTGACATGTGTTTCCACGCATCAGGACCTTGATTAGATGTAGCTTTAGTTCCCATTTTAGGAAGTGCCATTGCAGTTCTCTGTGCAGATGTTAGATCTCTTGCAGCTAGTTGTTCTTGGAACCTCATAGCTGTAGATAATGCTTTATGCATAGGAACGCCATCAGCATTCAAGTCTTTTGCTTCTTTGATGATTTCTTTTAAGGCTTCAGCGTTTAGACCGAGTCCTTTAAGTTTGGCTTTCTGCTCTCCGTAAAGAGTTTCCGCTTTCTCAGCAGCCCGTAGTTTTGCTACTTCTTGCTGGATAACCGATTTAGTATCAACAGTTCTTGTTAAGCTGTCTTGAATCCACTTATGCGGAATCTCCTCAACTGTAACTTCTCCTGAATCTACCTTAGCTTGCCAAGCATCAATTTGCTTTTGCTTGTTTGCTTCTGCGACACTGTCGCCTTTGTTTTCTTCACCGTCCAAGGCTTCATCAATTGAAACTTTTTTTTTGGTGGTACTCACTTCTGAGCTTTCTTCAGGCTTTTCAAATGGAATTAACTCATCTAAGTCCTGGTACTTGTCTTCAGACATTGTATAGGTGTTAATGTTTTTTATAGCCTATTGACTATAGGAAGCACCACAACAAGCCACGACAACGAGCTGTAATGCTACCTATAATAAATAGGTGTGTCGTGTATCTGAATTTAAATGATCTACTGATATTATAACATATCCTTAACGTCTATGGTATTCTTTTTCACTTCTTGTAATTCGTGAGATCTTTCAGCGCATGCTTGTGCAAATATTTTGCTGAACTCTAATACAGCTTTCTTATAAGCCGCCAATTCATCAGGCGTGAAACTTTCCTTAGAAACATAGTTATGAATCAATGAAGCCCCTGCTATACCCAACTCATCTTTATACATAAAATAAAGGTCACCAAACGCATTAACTGCTTTCTGTGTACCTAGTAAACTTCTGGACTTACTGTCTTTGTAGACTCTTTGTCTTAAGAACTTCTGAACGTATTTAAACATCGTGGTTGATTAGATTGCTGGTTGTACATCTGCACTTCTTGCATTTACTTTGATTCTATCAGTTTCGCTTACGCCTGCACTTGGTGCTCCTGCTATAGCGGCTTGGCTCACTTGGCCTTGCCCTTCTGGTACTCCTGGCGGCTGACCTGCTATTCCTAAATCTTCTGGTCTTATGTCTTGTTCGTTATATCCTGCAAGTTTTAACACTTGTTTCAATTGTGCTGGACTTCCTGGCGGTAACATAGCCAACATCTTTTCTGCTCTTGCTTGCTGTAATACATTTGATGGATAAACTCCGCTTCTTGCGTTGATGATAGTGAAGTACGTATATTCTATTAACTCTTCTGCTACGTCCCCTAATGTAATGTTTTCTACCCCGATTTCTTCTAATACTCCTGCTGGTATCTTAACTGTCGTATGAACTGGAAGCTCACTGTCAATCGGTACAAACTTTTCTATAAAGTCCATAGTGACATCAACTGCAAACTTAAACTCAGAAGCATTATACTCCATAACTTGTTTAACGAAAGCATTAGCTCCTTCCTCTTCGGCAATAACTTGCGAAGCTGTGATATTAGAACCTCTATCAATTTCATCTATATTTATTCCTAGTCTCGCTATCTCTCTTGTAAGCTGATCCCATACCGCTTGCCATTCATTGAACAGGTTTTGCGTCATTAAGCTTGTAGCCTGTACTTGGTTGCTCCCTGTTGCGTCTTGTTCGACTGTGACGAATCCTCTTTTACCATTAGCCTTGTCTTCTTCTGCTGCCATTAGATCGTCAAAGAATCTATCCGCCTGACTTGCTGGTAAATTAACTAGCGTTGTAGGCCAAGTATTCTCTGCTATATGTGCTAACTCTAAGTTTAGTAATTGTCTTTGAACGATTGCCAGTCTGTAAAGCATGTGGCCTAGCCCATAGTTCCAGAAACCTTCCATCGCTGGTTGCAGGTAAAGGTGAACTGCTGGTATGTAAGGCTTACCTTTTAAAACAAATGGGTACTTATCTCCTTTCTTCTTATCAACTATTGTACAACTTCTACCTGCGAATACTGTAAAACTCTTATCTGATAGATCGTAAGAGTATGCAATATCGCAAGAGTCGTTCTCGTCAATCGTTGTTTGCTGTTCATAACTTCTATTAGTTTCGTTCTGTTGGAATTTCTCTCTTGGTATCTCACCTACAATCTTATCTCTTTTAATTCTAGGGTAAAGATTCCCTGCTACTTCTTTAGGGTAAGAATAAACTATAACCATCTTAGTCACGCTTTGGCCGCTCTTACCTCTCATTTTAGTAGCGTACTGGTCTACGTAAACATTTGATATTGGTGCGTTTTGGAATCCAATAGGCATGTCAGCCTCTTCTTCTGTTGCTCCTACATGAATAATTGCGTCACCCAGTAAAGTCATATTGATAAACGCTCCTGCCTTGTCTCGTAAAGCTTCTTTAAATCCTCCTTCATCCATAACAGTCCCGATTCCATCAGCTACAATCTTTTCTACGTCTTCTGGTCTTTCTACTCCATGTACTGCAAAGTCCAAAGGTTTCATCCTTCCGAGTACTTTCCATAAAGCTTGCATGAACAGTTGAGAACTTAATCTACGTGGACCGCTTGGTTCTTGAACTTCAATACCTTCTTGGAATAACTTGAATATCTTTTCGTATGCAGAAAAACGACTAGAGTTTAAAGTCCAGTTGTCGTTAATAACCTTAAGAGCGGATGCTACCTGCTTGTCATTCTTGTCATCTTTAGCCACAACGTTATCGCTTGCCATAGGCTTCACAATTAAATTTACGTCGTGTTACGTATATTATACCCTTACTTTGCAATTCTATCAATAAGATTGTTTGCCTGATGTTTTTCTTCGGTCAAGTCTTTTCCTGCTTGTGTGTGATTCCAAGAAAGGATCGCTGGTACTTATGTCAGACGGAATTCCGTCTGAGTACCTTTGTCTGGCCGCTCTGTACATTGCTGGATCTTTCTTTTTAACGTAACCACCTAGCCCATAACGGATTGCATCCATTGGATCAGAGAAGTCATGGTGTGGAACGTTTAGAACTTTACCGTCTTTGTCTACTTTCCATAAGTAATTCCTAAAACACTTGATCGTATCAATACTTCGCTTAGTAACGCTGATCTTCTGATCTTGAACAAAACTAATCCCTTGATTAACACTGCCTGGCCCTTTCTTCGCTCCGATGATATTCACTCCGTAACTTCTTATTTCATCAATACTCTTAGGTTCCGCACTATCAGCTATGGTTAAGACTGAATCTTCAAACGTGTTCAAGAAGTCAGCTATTTGTTTGTTAGTCATTCCTTTTCTGTAGAGTTGTTCGTCAACAATGAAACCTCCATTGTATTCGTAGATGTCCTCAATCACCGTAGGATCGTTTGAATAACCAAAGTCGAGTCCACGTACCGCCAGTCGTGCTTCGTGTGGTATTTCGTCTAAAATAGCCCATCCTTTATAGATTCTACCTTCGACCTCGCCAAGTAATCCGAGTCCGTAAACCATCCACCACCCAGGTCTATTCTTTCTTTTCTCAATAGCTTCCACGATTCTTTCATCTAAGGATTCGTTATCTAGGTAAGTTAAGATGATTAGTTCAACATCGTCTCGCTTAGGGATTACCTCAGTGTACAACCAGAATTCATTTGTAGGATTGAAATCAATATAGACTCCCTTCCTTGTTCTAACCTCTAGCTGTTCAAAAGCATCAAACGTAATGTTGTTTGCTTCGTTAAGAAAGAGCCAGTCCCTTCTTGCTCCTCTTAGCTTGGCTCCGTTATCAGATGAAAAGAACTCTGTCTGGTTTCCTGTCTCATGCGTGTAGATCTTATCTGTTGCGTTCCAATTCTGATCTTTCCAATAACCGTGTTCCTGCATGATCTTCTTAAAATCTCTGATCGCTCCTCTTTTCAAATGAGGGATTGATTCTGAAACTACCGACGTTAACTCTCTAGACTCTACGTAAGATTGTGCTCTATCAATAATTAGGAGTAGAACCGAGATAGTCTTACCTGCTGACGTTCCACCTTGAAGTACACGGATACGCTTAGTCATCTTGGAAATCTTCTTTGCAGCCTGTGTAAAAGTAAATCCCATACTTGACATAATTATCTATATTTCTTATCTACCCCGTGACCAAACCTGCCTAACGCGCTAATTCTTTTTTTGAGCTGTTCAATCATCGTGATTTGGTTAATCTTGTGCATCTTCCTTAGTCTTCCCTCCTAAAATGGGTGTTGGGAATAGCTTATCTCCATCTTTACCAGTGAGCTCTGTTCTTGATACTGGCCTACCTAAGACTCTATCAAATAAGTTCTCGATAGATCTACCGTCAGGCTTCTCAGTAGTGATGTAATAATATTCTCCTTCAGTTTCTTCATTCAAATAAGATAGTATCTCTTGCTCGCAAGTGACTAACACGTGCTTTTCTTTCTGCTTCTTGTCTGATTGGTCTACACGGTAAAGAAAGCTACAACCCTCTGCTAGGGTGAATTGTGCATTTAAAAGTCTATCCGCTTTCTGTAATACTCTTTTATTCATAGCTGCCTCAACTGTCCTCTTCTCAATAGTTTTCTTTCCGATCGCTCCTTTTGGTCTTCCTGCTCCTTCTCTCTTTCCACCTTTAGCCATATAGATTCTTAAATCATATAAATCAATTATACCATCTCTATTCAGTTATGTCTAACTACTTAGTATGTACTCGGTTATTAAAGTCTCTAGGGTTCTCTTCCTCTAGTCTGTCTACTAGCCATTGTATCTTATCATCTTTTGGTTCTTCTTGTTTGTCTGTAGGTTCGTTCATTCTTTTAGTTAACGTCTTTATTATTATTTATCGTGCATCGTTTTAAATGTCCTAGCATCCCTATCCGTTCAAAAGAGTTAGCGTTCCCAGCATCACCGCTGCACCAAACTTCCCCATCTAAAAAACAGTAGAACACTCCTACCCTAGTCTTGCCTCCAACTTCTGCCTGTATAGCATCAGCAAACACTTCGGAAGCGTATTGGACGTTATCTCTTTGTGTTTCTTTAGACATCTTTCTCTTGGTTAAGTATTGAAAACTCTAGGCTTGTATGTGTGTTGTTCATTGTTATTGGTTTAGGTTGTATTTATCTTTAAGGTAAGCCAGTCCTGCCTGTAGTCCAACCGACACTTGATGGTGATCTATATTAGCATTAACTATTGCTTCAAGCTCTCCCACAATCTCTTTAGTTGTTTCCTGTTTAGCCTTTTCTATTTCTTTAGCTATGAGGTTCTTTAGCTTCTGTTCCCAGCCAGCCGTGCCGTGCTGAGTCTTAATCCATTCATTGAACCGTTCTTCCCATGTTTGTTTACTCATAGTATTAAATTAGTTTATTACTGTCTTGTTTGGTTTAAATTATTAATTTTGTTTTATATTATATATTAACTCTAAGTCTTGTTTACAGTCTTTTATTAGTTGTTCACACGCTTCTTTAGTTTGGAAGTACAAAAAATCTTGTGAATTACATTTACGGCCCCAATCTACCGCGAGCTCCATACCCTTCGTATGGTTTTCATAATATGGGGAATACTTTATTTGATCTTTATCCCCCCAATCAACTTGCCCTCCTCCTAACTCAAGAGCTTTTAGTCTTACTCTGCCTTTAGCTTTTCGTAGTTCAAAGTAAGCTTCTGCTTCTGCTTCTGTTTTAAAGTAGTTGCCTATTAAGTAATTGTATTCGTCAACCTCATGCCCGTTGTCTTCATAAGAATTTATATTCCTACCGTCTATATACCAATACTCCCCATCCTTCTCAGCCCTCCAAGGCATAAAGTCTTTCTTTCCGTACTTCTCAATAAGCCTGTCTGCTTCTTCTTGTGGTACTTCTAATGTGATTTTTACTGTGTTCATTTGTTTAGTTGGTTATTTTTAAAATCATCTACTATTTAAGATTGTATCGATGTTATATTCACAATTACTTTTCATAGCAGTTGTCTCTTTAAGCATACCTACTAGTATTTCCCTATAGACGCACACTCTCAGCTCTGCTCTACACTGTCAATGATAAAGTTAACAGCTTAAATCGCAAGGCCTATACCCGCTCTCGCTACAAGAGACCGATGAATACACACAGCTATTAATAGCTTGCCCGTCGATAGTATCCTCGCCACATTCTTTACAGTTGCCGTTCGGCTTATCGCCCTCCTCCAACTCTCTTTGCCCAAAACATCCCATAGTTTTATATTAAAAGTTTTTAGTATTTCTAAGTTCCTCGACTGGCTTTGATTTAGTTAATATTGAGTGCTCCATTATATAATTCTCTGCTTCTTCTTTCCTGTGTTGCTTTGATTGGTAATTTCATACTATCTATTTAAATAATCTTTATAACTGTTGTACTCCTCTCGCATATCAGCTGTACCGTGGAAATGTACGTCTAAGGATGATGTTATTACTTGAGCCATAGAAATATTAAACCACTTAGCCAGCTTTTCTAGTTTTACCCTGTCTTCTTCTGTGTGTTTGAAATGAAATTGCATAGTTGTTGTTAAATTATTAAGGGGAGGCATCCTTGCTATCAAAGAGCGTGTGTAACTGGACTCCTAATCCACAAGTTGTTATACCCCCCTTAGCACCGTCCTGATTAAGTGTTTTGTTCTTAATCAAGTCTATTCTATTGTACACTATCGTGTATACAATGTCAACTAGCTAAAGTAAACTCCCTCAATAAGTCGCATAATGAGGAGAAGTAATGTAATCACTAATGCTAGGAATAATGACAATGATGCCAGCCCTGTGAAAACGTAAAAATATGTAAATCCAATCAATACCATAACTGTTACAATAAAAAGGTTAAACATACTGTTTTATTTAAAGTGTATTAGTTTCTTCTAACTGTGCCGCTCCTGGGAACGCTTTGCCTTGTGCTAGTTTCTTTAACGAATCTCTAACATTACTTGGCAACTCTAAAGGTTCAAAAGCGTTCTGCTCTCTACCTCCGTTACCTGCCCAACATGGACAACCTGAATTCTTTTCCATAGCCATTAAGCAGAACTTGCATAACCTCTTGCCAAACTGTCCTAACTTCATGTTTTCAGCGTGATACCATTTATCGAACTGTTGTATGGTCGGGATTATCTGTAAAGAAATCATATCCCCTTGTAATTGGACAAACTTAGCCTTCGTGCTAATAGCCATGTAGACCCCCTCTTTTTCCTTTTCCGATAGTAAGTATCTTGTTTTTGTATGTGTTTCTAAAATGTAATTCATGTTTATGAGATTAAGTAACCTTCGGGCTGCTTTTCTACGTAGCCTTTGATCTGTTTATAAATATACTGCAAGCTTCCCATATTATTTCTATGGAATGGCTCACTTGACAAAGCCTCGAAACGGTGGCGAAATTCATCTCGGGATATTTTAACCATTAGGTTTACTAAATGCTTTCCATATATCCTCTGCATTTTAACTGTTTCTTTAAAACCTGTTAATCCTAATGATCCCTTAATAACTTCCAACATCTTATTGATGTCTTCATTTCCGTAACTTGCTTTTTTAATAGGTTCCGCTATTGGGGTATCAGAACTTTTTTCTGTACCTACGTTAGTAGGTATATTTATTTCCTTTATTTCCTTTACTTTATTTCCTTTACTTTCCTTTATAGCATTGCGGTCGCTTTGCGTTTGCATTGCGTCTGCATTTTTCCACCTTGTCTTAGCCGCTTTACGAGCTATCGAACTTTTCAATTCCCTTTCTTTAAAGAATTTCAAGAGCCTATTTGACCAGAAAAAAGTATCGTCTAATTCAAACAAATCGTAGTTCCGTATTACGTCCGTAATGCGTTCGCATTCGGTGTGCATTGCGTATGCAATATCTTCCACATCCACAAGCCGTAAACGAGCCTCTGAAGAGGCCGCTACTAACTCAACTAGGTACCAGTAAATACCGTAACCTTCCAGCCCTAGCGTCCTCCTTAATTTTATAACTTTTTCATCCTCATGAGCATTATAGTCGTGAGGAAAGTAAAAACTTTCTTTCATCTTTGTTGTTGTTAATGTTGTTGTTATTATCGAATGTTGCCCTGCTTTAATAAACCAAATGTAAGCTTATTAACCTTGTCTAAAAACTTAGAGTCTTCACTAAGTTCTACTGCTAATATAGTTAAGATGTACCTCTTAACCTCTTCCCGCCCTTCCTCTGTCTCTATAACTGTGTCCATATCCTGTTGTTGTTATTGTTATTCAGTATACATTTTACTCCTACTAAAAAGTCAACACAAGAAAAAAGAGGTAGTCGCCAGTTAAGGCTTTCCCCCTTTGCAGGTAAACGTGTTTATGATTCAACCTACCTAGAACATAGCATGATGTCTTTTATTGTCAAGCTGTACTATTCAGTCTGTACTAATCTTATTGCTATTATCGTTTTAGCGTGATATTCTCTATTCGTGTTTATATCTAACCCAAAATAACATGAATCAGTATTTACCTCCTGGATATGTCGAAGATGACTTATCCCTTATTGAGCAAGAAATGTGGCCAGATAACGAAGGAATAGATGTCCAGATGCTAGATATAGCTAGGGAAAGATTAGATTTAGCAATTAAATATAAAGACGTAGACGAAGCTTCGTATTGGCTAGATAATCTTATGGACTGCCTAGCTGATCTTATGGTTAAGCATGGGGGAAACGACATAGACGTCCTGTACAACTGGGTGATGTATAACGATGATGATTTCATCTCTATGCATAAAGAGACATACGAGGACGGATTAGACGACTACATACGAGACAACTTAAAAGCCTTATGGAAGAAATATTTACTTAACCAAGCATAAGATGAATAATTTTGAAAGCTGGCTGTTCGATAATTTTGAAGGCCGAGAGACAACGGACGATTGCGATATTATACAGGAAATGTTTGTTGAATGGTGTTGCGGACTTAGTCCTGATGAATGGATGAAGTTAGGAGACCAACATGTAGAGTATGTCTTTCATAAGACAGGAGAAATAATTAAAGGTTTAACTAAAAACTATGAATAAAAAGACAGCAACGATAGATTTGAAAGGTAAAGAGTATGCAACAGTACCAGCTAGACTTAAAGAGTTTAGAGAAGCTTGCCCAAATGGACTAATTGAAACTACTCCTACTATTACAGATGGAGAGATAATGTTTAAGGCTAGAATCTTAAGCGATAAGTCCGACCCTTCAAGTGGTGAAGCAACTGGTCATGCAATCGGTAAGACTGGTAAAGACAAGGCATTTGAAAAGCTTGAGACTATTGCGGTCGGTAGAGCTTTGGCAATGTTAGGGTACTTAGCTTCTGGCGAGATCGCCTCTAGTGAAGAGATGGAGAAGTTCCACGAGTATAAAGACGTTAAGCGTGAGGAAGCTTTACTTAGCCTACACGACTGTAGCACCCTCGAAGAACTTAAAACATGTTACATGGGACTTGGTTCGCTTATGGGTGATGCGCAGATTATAAAAGCTAAAGATGAAATAAAACTTAACCTACAATCAAATGAAAGTAATTAAAATCACACAAGAAGGTGACGAATGGAAAGACTATAGACTTGGCAAGATAACAGGTACTAAGCTGAAAGGGATTATAGTTAAACGTGGCACTAAAAAGAAAATAGGCTTCTACCAGTTAATGGCTGACCGTATTGCAGTTGATGACGGTTATGATAGCCCTATGGAACGAGGCAATGCTCTTGAACCAGAAGCTATTGAAAGGTTTGAACAGGAAACAGGGCGAAAAGTTGAGACAGATCTATTCTGTGTTTCGGATAAGAACCCTAACATAGCTCTATCGCCAGACGGACTAATCAACCTTAAGGGTAAGTATAGTGAAGCAGTTGAGGTGAAATGTCTTAGCTCGGCCAATCATCTACAGGCTTACTTTAATAAAGAGATTCCCTCTGAGTATATAGAGCAAGTTATACAGTACTTCATAGTAAACGAAGACTTAGAGCTTTTGCATTTCGTTATGTACGACCCTCGTATTAGTGCTTTACCTTACTTTGAGATCCCTATACTTCGTGAAGACTTAGAAGATAAGATTGAAGAGTACTACGAATACCAAGTCAAAACATTAAACGAGATAGACGAACTACTCCTTGACCTAACATTCTAATGCACACAAAGAAAACAACCACAACTTATCCAGTCGCTTTACTTGAACAACTTAAGGAAGAGGCTGCGGCTAATCACTCAACCTTTAATGCTTACGTAATAAGTATCCTAGTAGATAGATACGAAGCTAAGCAGTGGAGGAAGACAATAGACAGTTTAATCAATAAAATTTAATAGCATGAAAATACAACTTCACAACGCAATCATTGAGAAGGTAGAAACTAGATCTGATAGAAGCTTTAAAGTTATATTAGGGCTTCCAGAACTACCACCTGCCGAAGCAGCCCAATTATTTAGCAGTCTTAGAACTGAGGCCGTAGAGATAGAAGCTACGGTTGGAGTCACAGGAGGTAAAAGTGCCAGTAAAAGACTAAGAAATAGTTTTTATGTTCTATGGGGTCAAGACTTCAAAACGCAATACCCAGAGTTCGAGGTATACTATGCAGCTAAAATGGAAAGACTTATAAACCAAGTCAAAGAAAAACTTAACTAACCAATAAACATGACAAATCAAAAACACCCTACTAGACCTACAATGAAAACTAAGATACTTAAACTCCTGCAAGATGGTGAATGGCACGGCTGTTCTGAACTTGTACAGTTTGGGTTGTCGTATAGGAATCGTTGTGCAGAACTTAAAGAGGAAGGTTACAGTATAGAATCTGCTAAGGACGGTAAACGTCCAACTTACAAATATAAATTAAACCAAACAGTATGCGATACTTTAGCACCTTCTCAAAAATAGAAAAATTTGAATTAAAAATAACCCAAACTTATAAAACTGGTCACAAAAATTCCAAAATACGAACAATTACAAGGATTCCATGACAAATAAACTGAAAAGGGTATCGATATAAACAATAATGAAATATATATTTCAGATACACAGCGTTACAAAGTTTTAGGCAACGCTGTCACGGTAAATGTAATTGAGGATATAATTAAAAACTTAATCAAATCAGTATGAAAATGAACTCAGTCAAAGGTGCTCGTGGATCACATAACGCATTAGCTGCGTTTCTACCGTTTATTATATGGTACGAGCAAGAGAACGGGAAAGTTCCCACTATTAAAGTACTAAAGGATAAAGAGAACCATATCGGGGAGGGGTATACCTCGGACGCTGCTATAATTCATCACCTTTCTATACTAAAGGATCTAGGTTACATTATCAGGAACGGGCCTCCAAACCCATACACGCTAACAGCTCTTGCCAAAAGTTATAAAGGTACTTGTGATTCTCGTTAAAACGTGATATACTTAATTCGTGTTTATAATTTAATCCTATACAAATGGATAAGAAGACAATAGCGGTAGTAGTAGTTTCAGTTTTATTAGTAGCGTTTGCGGCCAACGGTTTGGCGTCAGCAGATTCCACTAAGGTAGACAGGCAAGTACAAATGTCAAAGGAAGCAGCAACTAATCATATATTAGAGTTGTGCAACTGGAAGAA